CCAAAGATCTTGGTCGCTCTTTGAACGGCACGAACACGATCATCGAATTCCTCTTTTGATAATAATTTCATATAAGTCCTTTCTTATACGAGAGCGGCGGGACAACACCCGTTCGCCTTCATTGAGGCTGTGCGTGTATCCTTCTTAGACACGGCAGGAAGGCAGACATCATCTCTGCAGCTATAAATTAACGTTAGCCAGCTAAACGTGCAGGGCGGTATTGTGCATGTCGAGTCTTCCGCCACTCCCCCGGTCCCTGTTTTTATCCCTTCGCAATCATATATTTCCGTTGGAATGTTGCACCATCCGACCATATACCCAGCATATATGGTCGTGCATTTGCCTGGGAGAAATAAGGTATAAGCATTCCCCGCCGGTGGTGTCGCCGTGGTCACTCCAATTTTTAGCGTCGCACAGACGATATCGGTTCCTTTTATGCGAAGTTCTATCGTCGGATTGTTCAAGCAATTTGCGTTGTCGGCGGGCGCTGTGTATCGCATCCCGCCTCCGCCAATATCGATCAGGCTTCCGCCTCCGGCAAGTTTGTATTCATACGACACTCCAGGCTTGGGGTTTATTATCGATAAATCCTGTGATGTCCCGGTCGCCATGTCCGCGCTGGTATAGCCGATCGCGGTGGTTGTACATATGGATGCATCGTCACAATATGAATTCTTTACCCCGGTCGTGGAGCACGTCATTCCGTTTCTCGTGGTTGCTGTAACGGTGTAAGAACTCCCGGTGTAATCTTCCGGGATTGTGAATCCAATGGTTCTCGTCCCCATTGCGCTCCCGGCAGGGACGTGGGATTTGTCGTCAAGCTCTCCGCCAGCAACACCGATGATCGGATTGTTATATGCTTCTTCAAATGTAAGACTAATAGTTTCCCCCGGACAGAAGCTAAAAGACGGCGCATCGCAATCCCATGTGATCTTTTCTGCTTTGCTCCTGGGCTTTGTCTTAATATCCGGATTGGGACGCGGCTTTGGCATCGGGTAATTCGGATTCCAGGACGGCTGATACCATTCGGGCGTCCATGGTATACCGCCAGGGAAAGGATATGGTTCCATGCCATCCGGCACGTTAATTTCAAGGGTTATCGGGTCCAGGAAATTAAGCGGGAAATCCCAGCGGTATTCCATCTCATCGTACCCGCTATCATAGTCCAGCCATGGCCTCTTGAATTCCGAATGTTTCTGCCCGTAATAGTCGTCATCCGGGATCTCTTTTTTGAATTCTTCGTAGGTCGCGGCCGTAGACCGATAGGGTTTCCGGACAGTCTCAATGTTCGATCGCTTCTTGTCTGCCATTACCGGCTCCAGTTCGTCGTTGGGTTATTGACCTGGTTCACCATCATGCCCATGGATTCAATAAGGACCGTTTCTCCTGCCGTATTGTGCTGAATCTTGAGCGCCAGGTGATTCCCTTGGTGGACGAGCCTGGCTGCGTCATGCCATTGGATCGAAAAGAGATTGCTGACCCGTTGGATCTGGACCGCCAACATTTTTAAGAGGAGGGTCTCCCCGAGTTCGTTGTGCTGGAATTTCAGCGATAGGTGGTCCCCCTGGAGGTCGAGCCTGGTTGTGTCCTGTCTACGAATGAGTCCCGTTCGGATAGCGACGTCCTCGGCCTGGGCGCATTTATGAGCCTGGTTGTGGGAGAACTTTATCTGGATATGCTCGTTCTGTAGATCCCACAGCATCTGCTTCCGGCGGATGGCATTCCCGAGGTCTCCGAACATGCGGTCGTCAATCGTGACCGTCTCGGGGATGGTGTCAACCAGGGGATATCCCTCGATGAGGTCGGTAATGGTCGCCGTCTCCCCTGGTGTTTCCCGCTCAACTTCAAATTGCCGGCTCCATGCGTCGGTGATCGTGACCGTCTCGAGGATCTTGTCTGTGTAATCCTGGCCATCAATTGCGTCAGTAAGGGTGATAGATTCGGACGTGCTTTCCTTGAGGACCGATGCGTCGGTTGTGTCGGTAAATACGGCGGATTCCGATGTGCTTTCTTTGAGGATATCTCCTTCGGCGGCATCAGTAAATGTGGCTGTCTCGGAGAAGCTGGCGGTGGTGGCGTCGTTTGTGCCGTCAAATTCATCCTTGAATGTTGCCGTCTCTGTAATGTCTGCAGAATAGGCAGGGTTTTCCTCCAGGCCTCCCCATGAACCCCAAGCAGGTTCGGTTGATCGCCAGTTGCGAATAATAAAGTTATCGAGCCATAAGTCTCTACCTGATGCTGTTGTATCTCCCTTGAACACTACTTGATTCGTATTAGATGTGGTATTCCCCATAGATGCGCCGGATTTTATGATACTGTTATCTAAATAAATATCATAAGTGCCGGCTGTAAAATTAAGATTCTTTAATTCAAAAAGATGCCATGTATCTGCTGATGCAGTCGCTCCCGTATCAACGTAGGTAGATCCATTATAGAATTGCACCTTTTCATCTGCTCGCCATGCCATATAGATGCGCTTCGATCCATTACCCAAGACGAATTGCGTAGTAGCATCTGCAGCGTTCTCTTTATACTCACGCCAGCTGATAGCAATATTATCAGACGCGGTCTGGGTGCTTCGTATTCCGGCACCACTGGCATGATATGGGAATTTAACGCTACGGGTGTCTGCTGCTATACCCGTATATTCTTGTTCGGTTGAGATTATAGCCCCATTCTCTGCCGTCCACGTTACGCTTCCGCCGCTGTCGGCCACAGAATCATTGTTGCTGCCCCATTCAAAATTATCAAAGGCAATAAAGGTATTCGCTCCATTGCTGACCGCTGTTGCATCGGCTTTCCCGAAATACATATAAAACGTGGTATCGCCGGTCCCGATTGAATCAAATTCGATTGAGATGGTGGCAAGTTGGTTTGGTGTGGTTCCCGATATCGATTTTATGCAGTACTCAAGGAGGGTGGTCCCATCGGCGGCGGTGAAGCGAACGTCATCAAAGTCGGTCTGGCATAGTCCTCCGCAGTCGACAGATTCTCCCGTCGCTCCGGAGGATTCCCCCAATAGCAGTTGCATCTGGTAGTTGGTGACGGCTCCAGATGCTCTGCTTAATGGGACTGATTTTCTATAACGCCAACCTTCTAACCAAGCCATGGGATTCCTTTACGCGTGCGCTGCCGTAATCGTACACCAAGTTTTGAAGACGTCCGTGTCCTCGACCGCTTTGCTGGAAGAGAATTTGGAGTAGCACATCAATACCCCGGTCGCATCTCCCGTATTCCCCGGAATCGCCGCTGTGTCTACCCCCGTCCCTCCTCCGACCAGGGCTGCGCCATAGAGGGTCTTCGCTCCGGTCATCGTGTAGCTGGCCTTGTTCGCGCTGTTGGTGATAGCCTGCGAAGAAGCCGCGGCCTCATTAAATTCCGGACGAGCTCCTCCGGAGTAGGCAGTGCATTCGGTATAGACCGGGACCGCATAGGTCATTGTGGCTGCGGCCTCCGTGTTACTTTCAACGATCGCAAGATACCATTTAGTAACATTCGTTGTGCCGTGGAACATCACGTTCAAGATGAAATCCAGACCCTGGTTGGTTATGATGTTCGGCCGGTCGTACTCCGCCCATTTCAGGTTCCCCTGGGCGTCGTAGCATTCAAAGTTCCATCGGGAGTAGATGAGGAAGGCCATGGCGCATTGATTGGCGCTCCACCATCGCTTGACGGAGTTCCACTTGTTTTTGATGGCATTCTTAACTCGTCCCCATAATCTGTCGAGAAAGGAAACGGCCTTTTCTACCTCGCATTCCATCTGATCGTTCATTCCGAATCTATCCATGTCTCTGTCTCCTTTTAAGGTATTGTCTTTGAGGGCTGGGCCACTCCGTCAACGTAGGGGGTCACGACCAGGTTTCCCTGGCCACTTTTGGTCCGGACGATTAATTCCCGAAGATCCAGGGTAGCCCCGGAGCCGTCGAGTTCCATCATGGCGTAGGCGTCAATTGCCGTGGTCACGTCATCGTCGCCGTAGTTTGTTTGATAAACGGACCCGTCTCCGATCCCGCCTGCCATCTGCAGGACCGTCACGTTCCCGCTGCCAGCCTCGATGTCGGTTACGCATCCGAAGGGCTGGGCCAGGCTGTCAAAGCTCCAGGTCTTGTCCTGAATATCGTAAACAGGGAAAATATTGCAGGAGGTGGCGCTGGTTCCGCTGACCAGACCGATACGGAGGACGTTGAACGTGGCGTCGTGCGCCAGCCACATCTTGTCCTCGTAACCGTTTCGGAGGCACTCTTCTTTTGTGGGATCGAAATAGTTGGCGATATCGTCACTGATAACGACGACCGATCTTCCGTCACTTTTGCAGACGCCTGCATGAGAAAGAAAGAAAGCGATCGAAATTGGCCGGTCTTCGACCTTGTTCTCTCCGAGTCGGACGCCTTCAACGACGACAGCGGTCTTGGCGTTAAATGTTCCGTACCTGGAAGAGCAGACGAATTTGCCAAAGGTGTCGGGGGAATATCCTTCGTAGATCGTGAGGCATCCACCATTGGTCCCTCGTTCGGCCTGCCAGACCATCAGATCATTGTAGAACTTATGGATGGCGACGACCGGGTTTAGTCGCCCATCTCCTGGTCGCTCCAAATAGGTAAAGTCCAGACCGTTGAGGATCTGCGGTCGGCTCTTTGCGCTGACGGCGATGTCCGTTGGGAATCGCTTCCAGACGTAGAGCGCCCGGTCTTTCCAGACTGCGGTGCAAATGGCCTCGGTCCCATTCTCGGCTATGTCGTATATCGGCATGACACGGATGGCCAACTTGACCGTCAGTGAGAGGGTCTGGTCTGTGATGATCTGGAACCAATGGGCGAAATATCCGGTGTTATTGAACTGCCTCAGCCGGGAGCCGGTCGGCCTGGCAAAGGTGATCCATCCGGCATGGCTTAAACCTGCCGTTCCGTCTACCAATCCGGTAACGCTTTGCAACGCGGTGCCGTCCCAATACTTGATATCGCTGACCGTTGTATCAGCCGTGGTGTTCGGCGTTGAGCCCGGGTCCACATAAACCCCGCAGATGTTTGTGGCGGCGGCTATATTGATGATGTCGCTGGTGGTCATTGATCCGACGTCTATATTGACACATCCATAAGTATAATAGGTCCCGGCGCTGTCATCGTAGAATTGAACTTCCGAAACATCGACCGCGAGTCCGTCCCATTGATTGATAAGGTCCTGCCAGGGGGCATTGTATTGAATGGCGGTGAGTTCGACCTCGCTGTCCAAAGCTCCGGACGCCAGGGAGAGTTGCAGCCACATGCCGCACTCGTTGTAGAGATAGTGAGGGATCTCATCTGTGGGCTTCGTCCAGGACATCGAGCCGGCCTGTGCGAGAGCGGCTCCCTCTACGGCCGTCCCGTCCACAAAATCCGACACAGTGGTCCAGGCGCCGTTCCAGTATTTTACCTGCGCGACGGCCGCTCCGCCGTTCGGAAGGGACACGGTATATTTGAGCGAGGTCGCTCCGACTGGCACGCGAATAAAGACGCAATGGTAAGCGGCCAGGGTGCTGAGCGAATCGAGGACAACGGCCGTCGTGGTGAGCCCGTCTGTCGCCTGCTCCGTCTGATCGTCTCCGATCGTGGGGATGACCGGGATGGTCTCGGATCCTTTATAAACGACGACCTGGTCAACATTGGAATCCGTCCCCGGGCAAACCTGTATCTGGTCGACACCATTCGCAAAGAGGAGCATGTCATTAATTACACCCCATGACGCTGGTTTCTGCCCAGTGCTTCCATTAAATACTTCGGTTCCGAATGCTCCGGTGGTCACCAGGGGGGGCATGCTTGTGGCCTCGAGGACGTCTCCGTCTCCCATCTGAGCGTAGAGGTGCCTTTCCGCTACTCGGCCTTTTGAGAACTGGAACATCGTCAGGACGTCATTCGCCCCATCCGGTGTCGTGTGCTGGAGCCGGCATCCTTTGCGCTGCTGCATGCCGGGATGGACCTGGCGCATGTTCTGGACCATCGAATAAGCGCCGAAGGGTAGGAGGTCGGGCTCTATGACTGTGTTGCATCCTCCTCGGAAGGGGATCGCTTTATTGATGTCGGTGATGGGCTTTACGTCTGTGGCCACTATCGTAACCCTCCCCAATTGATACCGTTGTAACGAGGCGGGGGCGGAGACGCCTTGCCGTACTTCCTGGCGATCACATCGACGTGGTCCCGGCAAAAGAAGTCCCACCAGCGACTGTCCTGCCCAATGACCTGTTCTCCGGAGCGGTAAATCCTCATGACGGCTTCCGCGATGGCGTCGTCGAATAGGCCGTTGAAGGGCATGGTGTTGCCGACCGCCGAAAGGGTGGCGGGGACCGCCTGGTAATCCGCGATGATTGTGTAATCCGAAGAGGGCGGCGGGTAGGTGTAGATGTTGGCCCCTTTGATCTCATAATAACGCGGGAGGCCTGTGCCGGTCAGGAGTAGCTTTGTTTCCATGTCAGGGACCGGAAGCAATGGTTCCAGGCGTCCGGAGAGGTACGGCTTAGAAATGAGCCCGCCGAAATCGGAGGGGAGAGCCCCGTATCCCTTTCGCCCCGAAATGGTCACGTCGGATCCGGCTAATGCGGCCGTGAGAGAGCCGGTCGGTACGGTAATGGTCCCTACTGCTACAGTCGTGATTCGATAGGGTCCTGGGTTGTCGGTGTCGTCGGTCGTGATGACCATGCCTGCCAGGAATCCCTCGGCAACGAATTGGTCAGCGCTGTCGGTGATGGTGTCGGCCGCGGTCCCTCCGTCTACAAAGGCGATCGTGTTTGCTTTGTACGTCTCGTCGACCGCCTTAATGGAGACCGCCATCTCCGATTTGACGATGGCGGAATCCAATTGAAATAAACGACGTGCTATCTGCCGACAAGCGACGTTGATCAGGTGGTAGATCCCTGTGTTGGCGACGTCCACCCGGAACTGCATGCTGTTGAACAGATCCTGAACAGTTGACATGGCGCCTCCTGGCTATATGCCGATGATGATTACGTCAAAAGAACCTAATCCGGAGAGGTCTTCCCCTTCCGATACTTCCAGCGGCCGTCCCGCGATCTCGCTTAAGACGCCCCAAATTCCGGCGCCGGTTGCGGTGACGTCGCTCTTGGTGCCGATGACCGTCCCTGTTGCCGGCGCTCCTGCCCCTCTGATGCCTGGGGTAAACCAATCAATAACGGCTTCCCCTGCTGCAGGCGTCCCCAGGTACGGGAGCAGTCGCTGTGTCGTCCCGCTGTTGATGGGAACCTGCCCGGTGTATCCCCATATAAGAATGGGATAGTCGAAGGTGTTGGTGAAGGGATCTTCTCCGGCTTTCGTGGCTCCCTCGTTGTCGAAGGCTCTGTTGGCCAGGAATCCGCTCGCGGGCGTTTTGAGGTAGGTCACCTTCGCCACCTTCGCGTTTTCGTCGGCGTGGGATGCCTTGACGTTGGTCAGGGTCTGGTTGAGATAGAAGGCGACCTCGCCCGATGCGGCGGTGTCGTCCTCATCGATGAGGGTCAGGGCTTTCGCTGTGGCGCTCGTCCGGTCGGCGTACATAATCGCGCAGGCCTTATTCGCCAGGCACGTCGTTGCAGCAGATGCCAGCGTGATGCTCTCGTCCTGCACCAGGCTGTCCCATACCTCTTTCCATGCCTGGGTGACGTAGGTCAGATAAACCGCTTCGTCCAGAGCGTAGACTTTGCAAAGGGTGATGTTGAATCGCGAGGTGTTGGTCGGGGTAAAGATCAGCGCTGCCGTGTCCGTGGCGGTCAGGACCATCGAATAGGTGCCGTCGGCGGAAATTACGTCTCCATCTGTACTCCCAATGCTGGGGGTGAAGGAACCTGCCGTCAGGGTGTCAACGGTAAATTCCAAGTAGTATCTGATGCCCGCTTCCGCTGCGGTCGCGTGGGTCAGGGCCGTGGTCCCGTCGGCTCCCTTCTTTGCGGCGCTGTCAACCGCCCAGTCTGCCGCTGCGAATCCGGTCCATCCTGTATCTGCGGCGAAGGCGCCCTGTCCGGCCAGGTGGTCGTAACCCTTGACACTCAGGGTGGCCTTGTCCCCTTCCGACATCTGTGCATCGAGGGAGATCTCATCATCGCCCGGGGTGACGCCTGTGGATCGGAACTTCTTGTTCTCCGCGATCCGCCCCGCGTTCATAAACCAGGCGGGCGGGTATTGCGTAGTGATGGATTGGACCGGGGTGTCTCCGGTCGGCACGCATTTTTCCTCGTAGACGATCAGCGGTGCCGCTCGGAAAGCCTTAATTTTTTTGTTGAGTAAGTCATACTGGAAGCTGTATCCCATCCCCGGATTGGCCAGGACAAGCTCGACGTCCCGTATGCCGAATAGGGCGTTGGGATCGAACGGCTCCCCTCCGGTCGGATAAGAAGAGCCCATGGTGATCCTGAGACTTCTGGTGGCCCGGTTCCCTATCAAATTATATTCGCTGCGGTCTAATGTTATCCCCATGGATTGCTCCTCCTTTGGGCCTGGTTAATTCCCGATGGCGAGCCAGTATCCTTCAGCGTTGGCCGCTGTTACGATGGTAACCGGATCGACGACGGGAAAGGTTTTGTAGACGACGGGTGCAGAGGCGACGACGGCTGACCCTTTTTGCTGGAGCCATAACTGGTCGACCTTATGCAGTCCGGTCTTGATATCGCCTCCGGCAGATCCGCCAGCGCTGGCGAAGGTTCCGCCTGTTATGCGGTGGGCGCCTACCGGACACTCGAATGATTTGGTTACTGAGAATCCCATGTGGCCTCCTTAAGTGTGGGCATCACCAAAGGCGATGAATGTCCCGTCTGTCCCGTCATCCATGACGACGCTCACGGCAGACCCGGCAACGGGGAGGGTTTCGTTGACAACAGGCGCATTGGTGTTCACGGTGCCTCCGCCCGGCTGCAGGAAAATGGCCTCGCACATGTGGAGCCCGGTGTTGATGTCTCCGCCTGTTTCGCCTCCGCCGTTCGTGTAGGTTCCCATCGTGACCGCCTTATCGCCCCATACGTCTCGTTTCGTTATCGCTGCTGCAAAAGCCATATCTGGCCTCCTTATGGTTAGGGGGTGCGGAGCAGTCCGTGGGAGCCCTGCCCCGCATCAGGGGGTTGTTTGGTTAGTAGCCGGGGATGTCCAGCATGATGATGCTGTAATCCGTGGTTACGTTGACCTGGAGTACCGTACCGACAGCCGCTTCGTCTTCGGCGGTGCCGTCGCGGTCCAGGGGTTCCACTGCGCCAGCGGTGCCGTCGGATACCCGGACATGCTGGCCGATCACGACCGTACCGTCCGTGAGGATCGGGCAGGGGCCTTTGACCTGATTCCAGAAGTAGTAAGCCGCGGTAACCGGAATCAGCGGGACGCCAGCCGGGACGCTGGTCCCTGTCGTCGGGTAAACGATGACGGCATCCTGCGGGTGCTTCGTGAAGGTGACCAGGCTCGTGGTGATAACCAGAGCCACACGGATCGGTTCGTGCAGTTGTACCGTGACCGTGTACGAGTTCGCTGCCGTCGCTGCCGGATGGCCCTTGACGCGATAAATATGGCCCTCGCCGGTCCCATCATTGACGTGCATAAAGCCGTCTTTATAGGCATCCTGTGCGATGGCTCCGCCGAACGTCACGGACAGGTTGGTCGCACCGAGGGCAACGGCGCCCGGCATGGCTTCGTCGTGGGCGTTGGTGTCAGGAACAGCGCTCTGTGTAATTTTGGCCGCAGCCAAAGCTACAGCGCCGTTCTTGGCGTAGGCGAAGACGCGACCGTCTTCGGTGAAGCGCCGGGAGCCGATAGTCTCTTTCTGTGTCGACGATTCTTCGTAGATGCCCTGGGAAAATCCCCCGATTTTTAAGGGTTTCGTATCCATGTGATATCCTCCTGCTGTGTAAGGGTTTATGGTGACCCAGGGGCTTTGTGTTCCCCTGGGCTTCCGTTTTTTATTTGCCGATCGTTTAGGTCAGACCGGTCTGTGCCGCCTGTGCCTTCCTGCGAGAACAGATGATATTACCGTCCCAAAAGATCTTCATCGACTTGGCCGCGAGGCCGGTGACGAGCAGATCTCCCCATGCGGTGCGGGTCATGAATCCATCCTTGTGAATCGCAAACCCGATATGATTTTCGTTGAGGAGATACAGGTGGCCGGTCGGACAGTAATCGTCGGCCGCGAGGATCTTCCCCTCGAAGACGACGTTGGTAAACCCGGCGTTGCAGGTGTCCTTGTCCTCGGTGAAGCGCTGCTGGGTCTGGAGGATGGCCGAGACCTGGTTAAACAGGGCCTCGGGCATGACGCCCAGGTTCGGCTTGCCCTTGGCTCCGTCGTTCACCTTGGCGCTGGAGGCCAGGGTCCGGATGACGGCGAGGGAAATGCCCGCAGCGTCGGTCGTGTTAACAGCAGCCCAGGGCGTGGTGAGGTCTGCCGAGACGAGGTCGTTCGGTACGATGTGGCCGTAGGCGACCGTGTCGGCTCCCAGGCATACAGACCCGAGGCCATTAATCTCCTCGGCGCCGTCGGCTGCAGATGCGTACAACTGCGTGGCCAGGATCTTGGTGAGCGATTCCTGGGCGCTTTCGATCTTCTCGGTGACGAGGCTGACTTCCGCGTACTCTCCGGCGTTCTTCATTTCGTCGGTGCGGTAGAGGGTCGCGTTGGAATAGGCATGCTTCCAATCGTAGTACGCGGCGTTGATATTCTGCCGGTCGTTGCTGGACAGGGTGGAGTTGCGGCTATAAAATCCCGCTTCCGCGCCGTCATAGCGCAGTCCGATTCGGATGTTTTCGCCACCAGCGGGGCGATCGAATAGGCCCTTCTTTTTGTTCATGAGACGGTCGAGCAGGAAGCTGGAATTGAAATAGATATCGACCGCTTTCCGATTGTCGGCTTTGAAGTAAGCCTTCGTGATTGCATTTAATTCAGTGAATGTAAGAGCCATAGTGTTCCTCCTTGATCAGGGGGTTGCTTAAGCGCCTGCGCCCTGCCTCATCGTGTGGAGCAGATTGGCGAGACCGGCCTTCAGTCCCCCATGTTGTTTGGTGTCGTTGAGTTCCGTGGCATCGCTGCCCGGTACCTGGATGCTTGCGGCGGGTCCTCCGCCTAAGACGTGTGCCTTCTGTTTGGACGCGATCCTGGCGAGAACTTCCTTCTCCGTGTCGGTCTTTGCCTTCGTGACGGCCTCCTCGATTTCTTTCGCGTGCTGCGTCTTCATGTCATTGACGACAAAGCGCAGATGCGCGGACATGGGGGTGTGACCGGGATGGGCATCGATGAATTTCTTGATCTCTCCAGTCTTCCATCGTTCATTAAAGTCGGGAAATTCTGCCGCGTGGCTGGCGTATTCCTTATTGATCGCGTCCTGCCGGGAGTGGGTCTCGGCGTTTTGACTGAGGTTCTTCAGCAGGTTGTGCGTGATCTTGGCTTCGAGGTTGGCCTCGTATCCCTTGGGATCGTTGGCCTGCCATTGGGCGAGCTCGTCCTCGGGCATGTTGGAGGTGTCCTTATAGGGGAGCTCCTCCGCCTTCGCTGGCTTCGGGGGCGGCTCGACAACTTTCGTCAGGATCTCCATCTGCGCCTCCAGGCGCTCCCTGGCGATTCGCTCCTTGTCCCTCTCCACTCGCAACTGCTGAAATCTTGGGTGCTGGTCGAAGCGAGTTTCTTCATCGCCCTTGTCAGTCCCGCCTTTATCCGCTTCGCCGGTTGTATCCTCCTCGGCAGGGGGTTTGCCTTTGTCATCACTCGCTGCGCCTTTATCGTCTGCGCCTGACGGGGTGCCTGCATCGTTGTCTGTATCAACGGTACTGGCATTGAGTGTGTCATCAGCATTGTTGGGACGATCGGAGCCGACGAGTCCTCCGATCTCTCCGGTCTCTGTGGCCGGTAGGCTGCTATTTAGCGTCTGGCTTCCCTCATTCGCTTCCATGTGGCTTTCCTCCTTTGGGGAATAAAAAAACCCCGACGGCTGGAGAACTGTTTCTCCAAACCGACGGGGCTTTAGTTAGCGTGGTCGATGTCCTTCGATGGGTGGCTCGGGCCTCTGCCAGAGCGTGCCGAAGAAGGCGCTATGTCTTTCTACATGTTAATCGTCTCACCTTTTAGGTATTTATCAAGCGCTATTGTTATTCCCTTGAGCGCCCTGTTTAATACCAATAAAACCATCCTCGCCTGCGGGCTAAGGTCAGGAGGCGTTAACCGTGAGGGCGCGGCTTTTTCTGAATGACTCATAAACTTCCTTCTTTGCTTTGGTCATGTCCACCTTCTCCGGCCGCTTGTAAACCGGGGGACCGCCCTTCTCGTTCTCCGCGTATCTGAGCCCTTCCGCCTTCAGGTAGCGGTTCAGGTTCGCTCGGGTGGGACGCTCTGCCAGTTCCCGGACGTGTGGCTTGTCGGATTTCCTGGCTGTGTCCGGATCCAGGAGCGCCTTGGCTGCTTCCCGGATGTGGACCGCGTCGTCGTTCGCTGTGTTAACGCGGCCGATGGCGATAATGCGCTTTGATTCGTTCCAGCACCAAGGGCAGGTGCTCTTCCAGTTGCCTGCGTCAGTCATTACGTCCACCTCAATTCGCCCGCATGCTGGGTTCTGGCATCGAAAGTCTACAATGATCATGGCGTTGTCCCCCCCTGACGTAAGTGCCGCAAAGCGGTTTCCCTCTGGAGATTGATTGTATATTTGTCGAGGATCCCCCTGGCTGTCGCGTATGAAGTACTTTTCTCAAAAGAAATGCCGGATTTCATAACGTAGACCAGGCGGCTAAGCTCCGCGCTGTCGCTATAGTGTAAAATAGCCGCTACTGCGGTCGGATCAACTACCGTCTCGTCAGGTTGTGACGTCGGCTGCGGATTGCCCATGGCAGCGTAGGATGCGAGGGCCCCCTCTGCTTCCTGGATTGAGCATAATATCGATTCATACCCACCAGCGGTCATCATGATTTGTATTTCTCTCTGCTTGTCCTTGTGATGGCTTGCCCTTGACCGCTTAACCACTCGTATAGATTCGATTCGGTCAATGAGTACCGCGAAATCCTTAAATCGATAGATCATAACTGTTCCCCTTCCTGCTTTTAAAGTACCCTAACTTTCGGAGCGCCTCGTCATCGCTGAGGCCTCCGTCTACTGTCATGATGCAGAATCGCTCCTGCGTCTCAATCGATGCCCTGATGAGGACCAGGGGGATTGGGTTGTCGGTGGTTTGGGTCATTCCCCAGGCCCCTTCTCCTTCTGGTCCTTAAAGGACTTGAATTTGTCCTCGCCGTCCATGGGTTCGATGCCGATCTTGTGAATCTCGAATTCGGCCCGGGTGTTCTCCTCCGCTTTCCCATCGACCCTTTCATTCTGGTTCTTCGACCGACTGATCACAACGGCCTCAATCTCCATCCGGACCTTGGTCTTCGCCGGGAGGTCTTCATAGTCGATATCCAGTTTCTTTAACTGGTCGGCATCGAGGCTGATCGTAAGCGGCCAAATGTAGTCGGTTGTCGTGCAGCATTCAATTGCCCCGTTCTTCTCGCCCTTCTTCGGTGTCACTTTGACGTTTGCCATCTTCATGGGTGTGTCCTCCTTGTTATTCCTTCTTTCCGTTTTTCAGGATGTACGCGAGGCCATCCGCCTCCGTATTAATGCCGATTGATTCCGGGTCGATCCCCGTCTTCCGCATGAAACCCTCCATCCAATAGGTGGGGTGATCCTTGGACTTTAGGGGCTTCCCTTCTCCCGTCGATGACGGCCAATGAAGCATGCCGTCTTTTTTGTTTCTAACCGTTGGCGTAATCCCGGCATCAAAAGCCGACCGATAGTCATACTTGTCTGTATTCAGGTCCGGCTCCTCTCCGTACTTTTCTTTATACTCCCCAAACCATTGCGTCCCGCGGATCCATTCCTGGAACTGCGCCTCTTTATTGGGGACAACTGTTCCGTTCTGGCTGGGGACTATCACCTCCGGGCCCTTCTCTCCTACCAGGTACGGTTTGCCTGCTGTTACGGGACCGCCATCTGCCCGGGCGCCCATGGGCTGCATTTCCGCGTCCAGGTTGCCTTCCTTCTCGTTATTGCTAACCAGGCCGGCCTCGTTGTACCCGGCGGGGAGCGCCTTGCTGTCGGGCGTGGGGGGCGGTGGGACCGTGTCCTCTTCTTCCGGGACGACGGCCGGGGTAATATCTACGAGCGGAGGCCTGGGCGTTGGTCCGGCCTGTGGCTTCAATTCGCCTGCGGGCTTCTCAGGGGGCTTTCCCTTGTCTTTCAGGATCGTCTCCGCTGCCTCTTTAGCTCCCGGCATGTTGACGGGCGTTGCAGCTTTCCGGGCCATGGTGATGTCGTTGACCGTCCGGGCTTCCTCCATGGCGAGCTTTTTGTTGTCGAAATGGACACCTGCCAGGGCTACTCGCTGCCCGACCTTCTCTGATTCAATCTTCGCGCTGACGAGTTCCGCTTCTTTCGCAACGAGTCCGATCTCTGCCCCGGTCTTCTGCGCCTGGGCATTCTTCGCGGCAGCTTCGGCCTTCTTGACTTCAACTTCTGCCTGCTCGGCCGGTGGCGTCTGCTGCTCTGGGTCGGGCATGCCGGCCATGGCTCGGGCCATCTGCTGAATGAATACCTGAAAGGGCGGAAGCTGTCCGTCCTCGATGGCCTTCGCTATCTCCTTGGGCTCCATGACAGCGACCTGCCCAAATAGCTGCAGGAGCGGCTGGGGTACGCCCATGGCGCCCAGGTTGGTCATCACCTGGCCAACGGGTCCGGCGTTCATCCTCTCGATGATCTCCTTGCGTCCGTTTACTCCGAGCTCCTTCAGGGTGTACGGCCGGTCCACTACACCTTTTTCGTATAGATGCATGGCCTCCTCGCGCTTCTGGACGTTAGACGTCGGGAGGGTGGAACCGGAAACGACCGTCAGCCGACAGGGGATGATCAGGTCCGAGCCCTTGATCTTCTTCGCGACCTTGATGCCGTTCTCGTCCTCGTAGCTGATGTATCGCTCCTCCGTGTAGAAGTTCTGCGCCATACTGATAAACATGCGGCCGATGTCCCGGCACAAGCGGCCGTAACTCCTTGTCTTGCCTCTCATCATGGTCTGGTTGCGTTCCTGGATGATGGCCAGGGCTTTGTAGGCGATCACGTCCCCGGCGTTGTTCCCTCCGGATGATTTCTGATCGGCCTCGAATGTCCCGGCGACCAAGAAGTACAAGTCCTTGAATAGGGTGACGGATGCGACGATGTCGCTGTCTCCCTGGGGGACCGTGAGCCAATGGATGGCGTTGGCTTCCTCGGCGTTGACCGGATTGATCACCGAGACGTAATTCGTAAAGGCGTCGTTGTCTACGCCACTTGTTAGCGGGTTGACGATCTTCTTTCGGATGGCCGTATCCTTCTCGAGGATCAACTGCGAGAGGGATTTATTGGTTTCGAAGTTCAGCCATTCCAATTGTTCCAGGTCCGAGGATCCCCAGGCGTTGACGCTGTCCTTAATGCTGTTGGCCGCGGTGAAGGGATATTTATCGAAGAGATAGGTCATCTGCGCCTTCTTATCGTCCAGGTCGTCGTTGACGTTCGGGTTGCTGACGTCCTCCAGGACCAAATCGCCGTTGATGGCGACGACCTTCCGGATGTTCCCCCGGTATTTGGATTTCGTGTACTTGACCTTCCCGGGTTCGTCCTTCTCCTTCTCGTCTTTGGCGTTCTTCTTGTCCTCGGTTGCGCTGGTGTAGTCTTTGCACCAGATCTCGCAGACAAGCGCTTCTTCCTCGTTAATCTCCTGGGCGCTTTTCCAGTTGAAGAGGTTCCTGGCGATACCGGCCAGGGTGGTGATGATGTTCTTGGGTGCCTTTTTGCTGGACGTCCCCTCGAAATCCCGGCGCTCGTCCTTCAATTCTTCGATGATGTCGCTGTCGGGTTTAATCTCGTCGGCGTGGTCCGGGTATTTCCGCTTCAGGTCTCTCACCGCCATGGGGTAAAAGTGGAGAACGGCCGCTGCTTTCTGGATATCGCGGGGGTTTCTGATGGCCTTGGTCGGGTACCATCCGAAGTGGAAGGGATCCACAATGCAAGTTTCGACTTCTCCCAGGGGGCATTCCTCCGTGTTAAAGATCACCTTGGCAATGGCGATGCCGTATGTCTCCCCGTTCCGCACGTTGCTGTCGAAGATGTCCTGCTGCTCCTGGTCTACCCACCAAAAACTGGCGGCTTTCTGCAGGAGCTCGAAGGCCTGGTCTTCCTGGTCGTTGGCCGGCGCTCCATCGTCGGCGTCAATAAGCTGGGTCACTTCAAACGTGGGGTCATTGTCGGTGAGCATGTTGCAGGTCCGCTGGACATGGACGTGGCAGAGGTTGACGCTGACTGTCGGCACCTCGACGGTGCTTTTGAAGTGTTTGTTCCGGACGAGCTCGTGGTGTCGGCAATACTTCTCCGGGAGCCCCTGGGCGTTCTTGTCCTCGATCACTTCGTGGAGGATTTCAAAGACCCTTTTGCCTACCTCGGGATCTCCCTCTGGCGGGAGCAGTTCGTTGCTTGCCTTCTTCTTGTCGTCTGACATGGTGCCTCCTATTCGTTGCAGGCGATCGCTTTGTTCGCCCACATGATTGCTTCTTCCAGTTTCGTGATGGCCAGCGACTTCTCGCGGCTCTCCGGGCATAAGGTGTTGATCGCAACCGCCAGGGCCTTCCCCTCCGTCCGGAGGATCTCATACTTTGCGGGCTGTCCCTCTTTCGGTGCGTGGTATGTGAAGCTGTTGTCGATCTGTTCTTTCAGCATGGTTGATCTCCTATCCTTCCAGCGCCCGCTTTTCGCGGCGCCTGTCTGATCGTCTGTGGTTCTTTTTGTGTAGTGCCATCTGGACGCGGTTATATTTCTTCCCGCAGATTTCACAGGTGAGGAGCTTGTCTTCCCATGCTTCCTCTGGTTCCTCGGGGATCTCGGCTTCCATCTCCTCTTTGTCTTCCAGGGCTGGGAGCATGGAGGCCACCACTTCGTCCTGGGCGTCGGTGGGGATGTAATGGAGCCGTCTGCTTCCGTTGGGTCCGGCGATCTCGATTCGGTCCTGGCCGATAAAAGGTCGGAATCTGCAATGCGGACAGCGCATCCACTCCCACTCGGCGCTGGGATCAAATGGCGGCGGGTATCCATGGTACTCGTCCTGGGACAGGAACATGCTGCCGGTCATGGGTAGGCGTAGGTCTCCCAGCCTGGCGGTGGCTATCTTTTCCTTGCAGATGCTGCAGTATACTGCGACGACGGTATCCTTATTCACTTCTTAATCCTCCTCTATTGTGGGGATGCGTACTTCGCCCTTCGGCAGTGGCGGTCTGAGCGCCCTGATATAGGGGTCTTCTTGTAACTCCGTGGGGATAATGGGCGCCTTTATCGGCTGGACCTTGGCGATTCCGGTGCGAGGCCCTGGTGCTTGTGGTCCAGATGCCTGGCCCATACGAAACCCGGCGAACAGAAATGCCAGGAAAACGGCTGCGAGGGCGGTTACAATGAGCATTCCGATAAGAACATCAATCAACGTCATGGTATAAGGTCTCCTTTTCTTTAGGCATAAAGCGCATCATGTCCTTCATACTTGCAGTGGGTTCTGGATCCGGACGCCTTAGAATCATGTCGATGTGGCGTTCAGCCTCTGTCTGGTATTGCTTTTCCTTCTTGTCTGTTCCTGCCATGTCTTCCATCATCTTTCCGACAATCGAGAGGTTGTCGACCTGGTCGTCGTGTTCGCCCTTGGGGAAGCGTCTGATCTCGTGTTCCAGGGGTTGCAGCCATTCGGGTTGGTCTACGCCTCGCTCCGGGAGGATTACGAGCCCTTGTCTGGCCCTGCCCTGGATAGCGCGGCCGTTCATCATCTTGTCTTTATTCATCGGGATTGTGTCCTGGATGTTCAGGATCACATTCTCCTCGATCATCATCTTCTTCAGGAAGGGGCCGATCGTCCGGATGATCATGTCCTTCTGGATCCCCCACATGAGGGGTTTGTAGTCCTTCTGTACCTGGAGCATCTTCGTTGCCGTCTCGTATGAGTCCCATCGTCCTCTGATCACATCGAGGACGTAAATCCTCCCGCCCTCCCCTACGCCGACAACCATGATGCTGGTATAGTCGGCGGTCTGCCGCTCGCTCAAAGCGCAATCGATGGCCGCATAAATCCGGAGAATCTCCGGCCGGTTGCGGTACCGTGGAAACCAGGCCAACTGGAAATAAGCGTTGTCGTTCTCCGGGCTGGGATCGAGCAGATACTGGCAGGAGAATATGTACTCTCCGACCGTCGGGTCAGTCCGGAGGCTGTTGAGCTTTTCCAGGTCGAACTGCTCCGGCCAAAGCGCAGCGCCGGTGATTGGATCGATCGCTGGCCGACGGTATATAGTGTACCCGGTTCCTGGTTTGGACATGTCGCAATGAAGATCGCCGTCGTCATAGATCGTTCCGGCGATTTGGATGTTTCCCCCTGTTTGCAAGATCGAGGACCGCATGAGGCCATAGGCGTCCCTGTTTTTATCCATCTGAGTGCGTGTCGTGCAGGTCTCCGGGGTGACGATGTCGTCGCATTTGATAGTCGGGAAATGGAGGCCAGTCGGCTGGTTTTCGAGGCTCGTTGCAAGGAAGGAAGGTTCCTGGCGCCCATCGTGGAGAGGCATGATGAATTCTTCGTCGGTCCACTTCGGCGCATCTTTGAAGGGATTGGCCCATACCAGGTCGGGAAAGAGCTCTCGTAGGGCTTGGTTCTTCTCCAGGTGCCATTTGATGGCTCTGGTCTTTTTTGTGGCTCGTTTGAGGGCGTCACAAACAATGGCGATGGGTTCCGCTGGTCGGTTGAGGTACGTCTGGATTGATCCGCTGATGGTGAAGATCTGCGTTTTGCAGTGGCCCCGGGGGAGCAGGTAAAGGCTGAGGTTGATCCCCTTCTGGATCTCGTGGCAGAAATCCGTATGAACCGGCGATGTAAGCCAGGTGTACCCGAGTATAACTTTCGCCAGAAAGTAGAGATCATGCTTTGCTATCTCCCGGATCAGCGTTCGACGGTGCTTCGGGTCCCGCAGGGAATCCAAAGCCAGACAATATCTCTCGAAGTACGGGTCCGATCTCATCATCGAGGCTATGTTTATGCTCATGCTTTCCGCCTATCTCTCCTTCGTGTTTCAGGTTCTCCTGGCGTATCCATCCCGCTCTGCGTTCCAGGAAAAACTTCATAGCCTCCAGGTCTCCGGCTGCGGCTTTGTTGTATAGTTTGTTGGCGATCGCGGCGACACCTCTCGCCCGCCCATGCGCGAGGGCCTGCGTAAATTGCGCTTTTTGTCTCTTGTACTTATAGAAAGTGGTGGTGCTGATATTTAAATAATCAATGATTTCTTGGTCAGTTAGACCTTGTGCGGCGAGGGATATTAGTTCTTTTTCCTCGATCTGGATGGGTTTGCGTCCGGCCTTGGCCATGACTGTATTTCGCTCCTTTTTGGCATCTTTTACCTAAATCTTGGCGCATTTTTGCCATTCAACAAGCATTATTTGACATATCTCGGAGTGGTCTTTTTTTGTGGGGGGGATTTATTGCGCCTGCAACTTCCTGATTTGATGCGTCTATTAAAGAAACTGAGATATATTTCACTATTCCTTGCGGAAATAGCTTGCATTGCTTTCATTCGCAAGCTATAACGGGGCCGTCTTCT